CCGATCTGTGTGCAATCATAACGTATCATAATAAAGTGCATACAGACGATAAAGAGATTGAGGTAGCCAGATTACGTAAAATTATGGCCGCTTTCAATAATAAAAGAATACAAATCACGGAAGAAGAGCTCGACGATATGTTAGACGATGGAAACAACACGGCACTCAGTGGATCAAATGTTGAAAAAGATAAAATAATATTACGGAGTGGCAATTTTCAGGTTGCGCCGAGTTCAGTATATGGCCGCCCCGATCGCCTATTTGTAGCCGGTAGAGCAGGCAGTGGCAAATCATTTTGGGTTGCTGAATACCTCGTACAGTTTAAAAAGTTTTATCCTAAAAGGCGCATTTATCTTGTTTCACAAAAAACCCACGATAAATTACTTGACCCCCTAATCCATAAGCGGATCCCCATTAGTGAAATAATGGATGCAGAGCTTGAGGCGGATGACTTTAAAGAGACCCTGGTTGTGTTTGACGATGTGGATGTTATTAGCGATAAAAAGGAAGAAAAAGCAGTTTTTGACCTTATCGGGAAGATATTAGAGGTCGGCCGTTCATTGGATACATATTGTATATTAACATTGCATATCGCAGCCAGTCATAATCAGAGCAAAAGAATATTAAACGCTTGTACTCATTTTGTGTATTTCAAAGATAGCGCCACTCATAGTAATGAATATGTATTGCAGAATTATTTCGGATTTGATAAGAATGAATTAAAAGCACTAAAAAAAATAAATAGTCGGTCAATAACTATAATAAGAGATGTACCACAACTTGTATTGGCTAATAATTTATTATGTTTTCAGAATAAATTAAATGAATAATATATATATAGTATGGAAAAGTCGGAGGATATAGCATTAAGTTCAAATGATTTAAGAAAGATATTTAATGGAAACTTAAAAATTTTATTATATAATGAAGTTAAAAAATATAATAGTATTGATGAATTATTGTCGCCATATGACCGCGTATGTATATTATATAACTGGGAGCCAGCAGTAGGCCATTGGACGTGCGTATTTAGAGGAAAACACGACGGCAAAATATATTTTTTTGATAGTTTCGGAAGCAAACCAGACGGCAAAACAAATATGGGACAGATACCAGAGCAACTAAGATATAAATACGGTATGGATTATAAATACTTAACGGATTTATTATATAAATGTCCTTATAATGTTGATTACAATGATAAATGCCTGCAAGATACAAACAGTAGCACGTGCGGTAGGTATTGTGCAACACGGATGGCATTTGATGATTTATCGACAGATAACTTTAATAAAATGTTTACTAATGATAAAAAATATAATGACCGCTTAATCTGTTATTTAACAAATGAATAATTATTTTTATATAAAATTTATAATATACATATAATATATATATTATATAATCTAAGATGTCAAGATTCACAAACGAACAGAGCATCTCATATTACAATGCAACGCTTACAAATTCTAATCAACTAACATATGAAACCATCCCGGTAGAGTTTAATCAGGTTTTTGATAATTCATTAATTGATCGCGCGAAGGATTATGATGTAGCGGTCACACGTTTCTGCGTATCTTCTCAGTCGATACCGTTCTGGGCTTGTCCTATTCAACTCAATCAACCTAATCCAAATTTGACCCCTTATGGGATTCAGCTTTCATATAAATCAGTTAATGACAACGAGACATCCTTAGACGACTATGAGTATTTATTATGGAGTGATAGCAACACAGAATTACCACCTATTCCACAATATCCAGCCGGTAATATTACACGACAGATTATGAGTAATGGTTATTATTTCAGCTATGATAAACAAGAATTTATTCAAATGTTTAATAAGGGGCTCTCTGCCGCATTAGCTCTTTTACGTGCAAAATTTGTTGCATTGTTTCCGGCTGACCCTGATGTGCCGCCGGATGGGGGATTATATACTGCCGTTGTCGGTTCTAAAATAACATACCCAAATCAGGATTTCCCGTGGCTTACCTGGAACGAAGGATTTAATAAATTTCAAATGTCAGGTAATCCCTCAATTGTTAGTAATACTGGCAATCCATTAGTCGGACTCAAAATTTATTTAAATAATATGTTATATCCGCTTTTACAATTTCCGTATGCAACAACGCAATATAATAGGCCTGCGAATATCCCTAATGCTTATGAGATAGTTTTTCAGAATAACCTATGGAACTGGCAGACAATAACATCCGCAGAGACCCCCCCATTTGCTCATAAACAAATAATAATTTATAGCGATCATAATACATTGGGTGTATTTTCTCCACTCCAGCGATTGATATTCACATCTAACACACTGACAACAAAGCCAGAAAACGTACAACCAGAAACAGACTTCGCAACATTGACAAATCCATCGGCGATTAATAGTATTAATGGTCAAAAGGTGCTGGTTGATTTTGAGGTTGATATGTTCACAACTAATGACACAAATAGGGATTATATTCAGTTTAATCAATCCGTTAATAATAGTCGCGCAATCGGTCTACAAAATAGCCGTGATGATATCAAACAGCTTGACATAAAGGTGTGGTGGAGTGATTTCAATAATAATCAATATCCAGTTGTATTATACGCCGGACAACGTTTTGACGTTAAAATCGCATTTATCCCCCGTAGTTATCTTAAAGCGGATTATTAAATATATATAGAAAATTAAAATATATTATTTTTTTTTATGTTTGGTATTATTATAATAATATAATAATGTCTGCTGCTGTCCCCGTTCCTCTTCGTAAGGTTTTGGTTGTTGATCCGCTTTGTGATCAGTCTGTTGAAAGCGTATTCGCCATTGAAAAATCGGCTTCTATACAAAATTTTTATAATATAACATCAACAAATAAAAGCAGTTCATCCATATCGTGGACTGTTAATTGTAATAGCGAAAACACAATCACCGACCGTGTGTGGCTCCTTGATGTGACCGGCACCTTTACCATCCCATTTAATCAAAAACCTAATATTGCAAATTGTATCGCTCTCCGTCCTAATGCTCTATCCCTTTGTGCTACATCCATTGTATTACAACAGGGAAACTCCTCATCAAGCATTCAATCATCACAAATAGCAAGCGCGCTCCAGCGTTATGGCTTTTATGATAAGTATCTAAATTATAGTGAAGCCAACCCCGATCTGGATATGACCACCCCTTATGTAGCCGCAAAAGGTGCTTTTGCACCTATCAATGAAGTTGTCGGCGGTAAATATCAGGGTAGGCGTGGTACATCGGCAGTCACAGGGGCTGTTTGGAATGGAACCACACTCTCTCTTACTGTTAGATTTTTGGAACCTGTATTGATCCCCCCTCTCCTTTCTGGTCTAGAACAACGCAAAGAAGGGCTCCGGCGCATTTCTCAATATCAACTCACCTATAATTTTGGGGCTTTTGAGCGTGCCTTTTCTGTTGTTTTTAATGAAGCGGCTCGTAGAATTAATGGAAAAATTGGTGCCACTTTTGGCGACTGCCGGCTGAATCTCCTACAGGTTATCCCCAGTCCTCTTGATGTTGGCCGCTCTCTAAGCGTTCAGAGTCTCCCGTATGATGAATTTGTCGCCTTTGTTTCTGATACTGCCAACTTGGCGGTTTCTGCCACCGATGCAATTGTTGGTGGAACAGCACAGTTCTCATCGTCTGTTATTCAGGTATCACGAATCCCAGAAGCAATATATATATATTGTCGTCCGACTGATGCATTTTTGAGTGCTGAAGGTGGCTCTTATGCTACGGATACTTTCGCACAATATGTATCAAATTCATTAAGTGTCAATTTTAATGGTGTGAATCAATTTCAAAATTGCAGCGATATATCATTGTATCGTATATGCCGACAAAATGGATTGAATACCCCGTGGACTCAATTTAATTGTTCTGGTGTTAGTAATATTGCATATGAAGGCGATGGAGCTATCACTTATGATTCAGGCGTTGGGGCTGTTATCTGTCTTAAACTTTCTAAGGATATCACTCTTGATGCATCTCTTGCGCCGTCTGTAAATACTAAGGTAAATATGCAGATTCAATGCACCTTTGGTAATCCTTACAGTAAAATCGCCGACGCCGGTAATCCATATAATGTGGACGTAGTCCCATTTGCTATGTACACCGTCGTTCATTACAGCGGAGTGCAGGAAACATACGCGTCAAACACTGTGGCAACAACTATCGGCGCGCTAACTGTCGACGATGTATTGACCGCAACAAAACGCAACGAGCGTGTGCATTACGATGTCATCGACGATAACGTATTCGGCGGCGCATCCTTTCTTGATAAGGCGAAAAAGTTTTTAAAGGAAGGCAGGCTCGCTAATGCACTTAAACAACTTAAATCCTATTTTTCGCATCCATTGACAAAAGAAATCGGCAAAACCGCTAAAGAATACCTACGCGGACGAGAAGGAGCCGAAGAAGGTTCTAATCAGGCGGCGGACTTTATTGAAGAGCTTGGGTTGGGAATGTCTGGTGGCCGTCGTATGACAAAGGCACAATTAAAGAGAGCATTGCTTTAAAATTTAATTAAGTAATATATAAATATTATTTAATATTTTCTACCATATTTTCGTCCCCTTGGTTTTCGTCTTATACCGAATCCCCAGTCCTCATCCTCAAAAGGTTCATTTTTTGTTTCTGTTTGCTTTGATAATGCTTGAAACTTTTTATTTGCTTTTATTAAATCATTAAATGTTTGTGGCTGTTTTTTAATTTCTTTTTGTATTATTTTAATTTCTTTCTTCGTTAGTTTGGGGTTTTCTTTTAGTTCGTCAAGAAATGTTTTTTTTGTTGCTGGTGGTTGCTTTCTTGTTGTTGGTTTTAGTGGTTTCCCCTGTCGTATCGATTGCATTAATGCATCAACTGTATTCTCTTTGGGTTCTTCCTGTGGCTGCATTGCTACTGAATTGCGCGGCGGTTTTGGTATTAACTCTCGCTGTGGTGGTAATGGTGGCGCAGGGGGGATATTAGATGGTGGCAACGGAGGGGCTGGCGGGATATTAGATGGTGGCAACGGAGGGGCTGGCGGGATATTAGATGGTGGCAACGGAGGGGCTGGCGGGATGAATGGTTTAGCGGCTGGAGCTAGTTCTTCGCCTTTTATATTCTCTCTCATATCGTCTATTATAGGACTAATATCGCCATTTCTCTCTGCTACTGCTTTTATTGCATCTTGATAGCTTTTTGTTGCGGCTTTTGCTGCATCTGATGCTGCTTTTGCTGCTTCTTTTATAGG